ATCTGCAAAGATATATCTGCTACATATTGCATTCTAACCCTACCTGATTTATCCATAATAACAATTACAGGTACAGCCATAATTTTATTCTGAATATCTTTAGGTTGGTCTTTCAGGTAACTAAACTTAACAGTAGCTCCTGTAATATCACTTAAATCGTAATTATTTTTTTTATTCCATTCTGCATTTATTTGCAGAACTGTTACGTCTTGACTATATACAAAGCCCACAACTAATACACATATCACACATAATATTAATTTTTTCATTTACTAATTATTTCAAATAACTTATCGTCTATTTTCTTTAACGCATCTGAGTTTTCTTCTACTTTTTTACCAGTATTCATAATAGTTTCTCTTACGAGCTTGTCTTTTAAATCATACTCTGTTCTAGAAATCTCAGGTTCTGGTAGCTTCTTAGCCTCCTCTATATCTGCTTGTAAGGCAAACCACATTCCTATAAGGGTAGATAACCCCACCCCTATAGCAATAAGTGTCTTTATACTAATTTCAAATTTACTGTCTTCGCTTAATTCACTCATAGTTTCTTAGTTTTTTGAATAGTATATACTATTGTGCAGATTAGAAGTATAATTTTTAACCATACCTCAACCTCAGTTAATGATACTAGAAAAGCCATTGAGTTTATAAGGTATATCTTCATATCTGCAAAATCCATAGCGTTATTCTTTATCTTCTTTTATTTCTTCATAAGAACCATCTTGCAAGTTGATATTTATTTTACCATACTTTTCTTCTAGTTCTTTCTTTACTTTGTTAGATTCTTCTCTAACTTGACTTAAAGCGTGTAATAGATTATGCTTTTGCTCATCTAGTGTACCTAAGTCGTGCTTAATAGCAGAAACTTTCTTTTCTGATTCTAATAATAATTCTAATTCTTCTTTACTAATTTTTGACATTTTATTAAATTTATAGTTATATTACAAATATATTAAATTAATCCCAGTCAGGACGAAGTGTTTCGTCTACAGGATTCTTTTTTAGTTCTATTTGATTGTCTATGTTTTGTTTCATTGCTTCAACGTCTAGTCCAGCTTCTAACCAGCCTACTACATCTTCTTTAGTCAAATCAGCATATTCTATAAATGGCTCTTCAGTATTGTATTGTACACCTAAAGTACCTATTGAACTTGCTGATACAGGTTCTTCTGAATCGTCTTGACCTATAAAAGTATAGTGTACTGTATAGATTACATTGTCTAAGTCGTCTTCGTGAATCTTAGCATCTAATGCGTTTATTCTCCAATTGTAAGTATTTGCCATATTTATTTATTTATTTTTTAAACTAAGTCACATTGTATTAATTCTATTTCTGATGTTGTTGCGTTTAAATCCATTCTCATTAAATATCCAGTTCCCACAGGACAATGTGTTGTTGTTGATGCAGTTCCCCATTGATTGTAAGTTTGGTCTGAACCTCCTGGATTATCATAAAGTTTAGTTGTTAAAGATGAGTCAGAATAAATAACGTCTCCTACTGATAAATTTGAAGCATCACCAATAGAACCATCATAATAACCACTAAAATTACCAGAATCTTCTATAAACAAGTCAGTTAATTCTAATGAAAAAGTTATACCATAAAACTCAGAATAGCTATGAGGAGCAGATTGGTTTACACCTGCACCTTCATATATCTTTACTAAAGAACCTGCTTGTGGAGTAGAACTACTACCAGACAAAGGTGCTTCAGCATTAGAGCTTCTACCTGCTTCTGTGTTTATTTGACTTGCCTTTATTTCTCCTGAACTTGGTAACGACATTATTTTATTTGTTTTTTAAGTTCTTCTACTTCTGACTTTAACTCTTTTATAGCTTCAATTAATATACCTGTTATGTTTCCATAAGCTACAGATTTCATTCCTTTATCATCTTCTCTTACTACTTCAGGCAATATATTTTCTATTTCTTGTGCTATAACACCAATAGATTTTTTGTCTTCTCCTATTTTATTAAATTCAACACCTCTTAGTTGATTCACTTTTTCTAAAGAATTGTCTATTGTTTTTATATTTTCTTTTACTCTTTTATCTGAATAAGCTATAACATCACCAGTAGCTCTAATAGTACCATCTACGTCTAATTTATAAGAAGGTGTTGTGTCTCCAATTCCTACGTTTTCTGAACTGGTTATGTTTAAACCACGCTCAGAAATTCCTCCACCTCCACCATTTTGTATTTGTAAAAGACCATCAGAATGTCGTAAAATGATTTGTCCATAATTATCATCATCTGAATCTCCTAAACCTATCTGTGATAATCCATTAGTTGCTGCTACTATTGCTAAAACTGAGTTTCCAGAACCATCACCAATTGTTAAATTTCTGCTTGGGTTAGTCGTACCTATTCCTACGTTTCCTGAACTGTCTATAATCATTCTTTGTGTCCAAGTAATTGCAGAATTTGCTGTTCCTGTACCTGCATTTTGGAAATTAATTACATCATCATTAAACCAAATTCTACTTGTTGCGTGTGCTGAAATTCTTTGTTCTGCATTAGCTGTTGTAAACTTAAAGTTTGTTCCAATACCGCCATCTGGATTTGCATTATTAGCTCTTCCAAACATACTTAAACTCCCAAATTGAAAATTTCTCCAAGTACCTGCTGAATTTTCAGCTTGTGCATTTAATCCAAAGTTTCCATTACTATCTATACGCATTCTTTCGTTCCAAGTAAGTGCTGCATCCGCAGTACCACTTACAGCATTTCGAAAATATATTGTACCATCTCCACCAAGAGATATTTGTGCAGCCTCATCTGATTCTATGTATTTTTCACCACCATCATAATACATATTATTAGATAGGTATGTTCCATTATAGGCTTCCCACAAAGCAGTTCTTGTAGAAATTTGCAAGGCTTTAGTTCCGCCTGCAGTTGCCCAAGCCTTTGGAGTAGTCCCTATCCCTACGTTTCCTCCATTAAAATAACTATCCCCATCACTATCAATTTCAACTTTAATAGCTCCAGAAGCATTTTTCAAAAAGAACAAAGCATCTGTATCTGCATTTTCATAAAACCCACCCAAAGAAGCACCATCGCTTGAAACAAAATGTTGTATATAGTTTCCTGCACCAGAACTTTTAATTTCAAGTTTGTATGAAGGGTCAATTCCAATTCCTACGTTTCCAGAACTGTCTATACGCATTCTTTCTGTATTTCCTCCAGTAGAAAAAAGCATATTAGATTGAGAACGTATTGCAAAATCTCCATCTGCTGAACTTGAAATCATTTGCCCTCCAGTATCTACAGCTTGCATACCTGCTTTGAATGTTGTAGAATCATAAAATCTTAATGCTAAATTTGATGCACTATTTAAATCAAGAGTATGAGTACTGCTTGCAGCACCTCCAATTCCTACATTTCCTGTAAAAGTTGCGTTTCCAGAACTGTCTATACGCATTGCTTCAGATGTGCCTACCTCTATTCTAAATGGTCTTGCTGTTTGAGAACCATCTTGTTTACCTGATTTAATGAATGCAGAGGTGGAATCACCACCAATAGAAATCATTGATTCATTAGCAGTTAGACTTCTTGCAATTATCTCTCCACCTACTAATAATTTTGTGTCATAATTTGTAGTAAAGTTGCTTGAAATAGTGTCATTAATTTCTACGTTTCCATCAAAAGTTGCGTTTCCTCCAAAAGTTGCACCTGTATCAACTGCTAAAATACCTGCACTTTCATTATCACTTATTCTTAAATTTGCACCATCACCATATATATCCCATTTACCAGTTCCACTACCACCATACACTCTTACATAGTCACCAGACGATGAACTACTACTTGTTAAATCACCATAAAGTGAAACTGCTTGAATTGAACCTGTACTTGTTACATTACCATTTGCATTAATTCTAAACTTAGAAGTACTTCCTAATCTAAAATCTGCTATATAATCAACTGGTGTATTGTCACAAGTAACTAATAAACCATTATGTGAACTTGTAGCTGTGTTTACCAATGAAACAAATGGCAAATTTGCCGTAGAAGTACCTTTAACACTAAAAGCTCTACCACCTATATTTTCACCAACATAAAGACTACCAACAACTGTTGCATCTTCTAAAAACTTAGTGTCTCCATTAATAAACAATTCATCTGCTGTTGAATCCCACTTTATATAACCATCATCATCAACACTATTACCAAAATAAACTGATACATTATCAGCCATTTGAATTGACCTACCATAAACTACTCTTGATTCACTACCATCTACTCTAAAATACTCTACAGTATCTCCAGAGCCATTATCATTTTTAAATATTATGTCAGCATCGTCTGTAGTTTGTTCTATAATTAAATTACCTGTTCCGTTTTGAACATAACCATCTGTTCCATCGTGATATATTTGTAAATCAGAGTCATCACCAAAATTTATTTTTTGGTCATCTGCCATTATAATATCATAAGAACCAGATGTGTTGCCATTAGCTAATATCTCAGATAATGTACTGCTTATTTGTAAAGAATCTACATAAGCTGTTGTAGCTACCTTTGTTGAATTATCACCAGAACTTTGAGTAGTTGCTGTAACCCCATCTGCTAATACAGAAGTTGCAGTTACATTACCTGTTACGTCACCTGTAAATGTAGCATCTGTTCCGTCTGTACCATTTTCTAATATCTTACTTGTTCCGTCATTTGCATAAACATCTCCTTTAAAGAAACTTGCAGATAAACTACCAGTAAAAGTTCCGTTTCCAGTAGAAATAATATGACCTAAAGATGTAATTCTAAATGCCTCATCTCCATTATAATTTGTGTGTAATAAAGCAGGTTCATCTCCATTATTGTCACCTGTATGTATTTCTAACCCACCAGAATCAGTTCCTGCTGATGAATCTATTTTTGCTATAACATTAGAACCATTAGCTGAGCCAGATATTGCTGTTCCTGTTGTTACAATAAGATTAGAATTAACATTTACATCTCCACTAAATGTGCCTGTAGTACCTGATATTGTTCCTCCTGTAACATTACCTGTTACATTACCTTCTAAGGCAGCAATTAAAGTAGCTTGAGCATAACCCGTTCCACTTGTATTTACTGTTGTAGTAGGTTCAACTTGTAAGTCTTTAAATAATCTATATTTGCCTGTTAAAGCTTCTCTAAACAGTCCTGAGTATAGTGTAGTACCTGAAGGAGTATATTTGCCATAAAAACCTATATCAACTGCATCTGTAGAAGTGTTATTGTTTGCTAATACAATTAAAGGGTCTTTGACCGTGAGCGTGTCTGTCCCAACAGTCGTGGTGTTTCCCTCTACTACTAAATTTCCGATTATTGTTAAATTGCTACCTATTTTAGCATCTCCAAAAACGTGAAGATTTAATCCTGATTCAGGTGTTACTCCTATTCCTATTTGTGTTGTTGATATATATAATGGAGTAAGGTTTCCAAGTCCGTCTGTGATCTGTTTTGCTGTTGTTCCTATTGCATCATTGTCTATTGACTTTAATAACGCATCATAAGTATTTTTTATTTTCGTGCTTGTTAATGTAGCCATTATTGCTTTTTAAATAAGTTAATAATTTTTTTACGTTCCCCTCTTTAGGTTTGTAAATCTTTTTTATAATACCCATCCGTTAAATGTTGCATCTTTATCAGGATTTATATCCTCATTTGTATTACTTGTATATTCAGGAAATAAGTTTTGATTGTTAGCCATATAATCTATAAATCTTCTTGTATAGTATTCTGCAAACTCTCTTTCTTTATTTACTAAATAATCTACTTCATTTTTAGATACTGTCTCACTATTTTCAGATGAGTGTTTAAATACTCCTCCATTCTTAACCTGGTAAGCTGCAAATGGTAAATAATCTACCATAGCAAAATGAATAAGCATAGGTTGGATATAAGTATTTACTAAACTTAGATAGTCACCTGTTAAAGTATCTGCTATAATATCACTACTGATCTTATTATATAAATCACTTCCAAGATAATTCCTAACGTGAATCTGTTGTGCTATTTTAATAAACTGAATAAATTTATCTACATCGACATTACCATCTATTATGGTATTTCTTTTAATGTCTATTGGTTTTATGAATAATGCTGTTGCCATCTGTTAATTTTTAAATCCCATTTTTTTCCAATATGCTGCTGTATATCCTTTATATGGCATATCTACTGGAGCTACAGGTACTTTTTGTGCATTAGGTTTTAATTTTGCACCTCTTGACCTTGCTTTTGTTGTACTTATTTGATCTCCCATTTTATCACCTTCTTTTTTTGCATATATTTTTCTAAACCATTTATGATGACATCTTGCTCCTCCTTTATAAAGCCATATTGAATAAGTTGTTTTACCTGCACCTGCAAAATCAGGATTAACAGCTTTATTACCCATAGCTACTATATCTTCCTTTCTATAAACCTTTTTAGCTTTCATCATTTGATAACAAAACTCTCTTGATTTATTTTTTCTAGTTTTATAAGCAGGAGTTCTTGTTGTGTAAACATATCTTACTAAAAAAGTAACATCTTTATATTCTTCTTGTTTACTTTTAACATCTTGCTCACTCTCTTTTGTTTTGTTTGCACGACCAGTAGAAACTAATGCAGTCTTTTCATTTAACTCTTTTATTTTATTATCTAACTCATCTTCAAGGTCATAATCTACTTCAAATTCATCTATTAAGTCATAATCATTCAATATATCTTTTTCATTTTCTCCTAATGATATAAACTCTTGTAAATTTTTATTTATTTCTTCTTTAGATAAATATATTTCTTGTTCTGATAACTTAACACCAGTTTCTTCTTCTTTGGTTTCTTCATCCTCTACATTATCTAATTCAGTAAATTCTAAAGGTTGTAAAGTCTTAAAGTATAATTTAAGTGAGATACCATTATAAGCTAAGATTTGGTCAAAGGCATCTATTAAAAGATGTTGAAAAGGTCTGATAACAGTATTGTCCATAAGCGTAGAAGCTGTTTTAAGCTCATCTGCATTGTTTCCTAACCCTGAGTTATCTTTTATACCTAAAAGCATCGGAGAAACGACCCTATGAGCTACCATTATCTTTTTAGTAGATTCTTCAGACAAGAATTGATACTGATTATGTGCATCACTAAGTTGAACAGGTTCTATACTTGCAGCACTCTCTGCATTATCATTAAAAGCTAATATGAACTTACCTGCATTACTTGACCCACTAAATTTGTTATATATTCTTTGTTCTATAAGTCTTCTTTCCTCTGCATTAGGAGTACCGTTGTTAAAGTTAATTAACATTGAAGGACTCATACCATTAAGTATGTTGTTTAAGTGAAAATTAGATACTTCTTCTTCAAGCTCTGCATATTGTAAACCTCCTTGATAATCTACAGGACTATAATAATAATATCCTGATCTATATGGTTTTACATAAAGTATTTCTATAGCTTCTTTGCTTGTACCAAATGCAGGTATTCTTAAAGGCTTGTCAGAAGGTCTAATCTTTTCCCAGTCTTTCCAATAGTAATATGCTTCAATATCTCCTTTCTCATTACACTTCTCTGCTCTAAGTGTTTCTACAGGCATATGCTCTATCTGAGCAATCTTAGTTCTGTCTTTAGAATAAATTACCTGTATTGCACATTGTCCCATTAATTTTAAGTCGTATGCTAATCTTCTTACACTATCATTATCAAATAATGAAATCATTTGTGCATATTGATCTGGTTTTTTATTGGAATTAGTAGCATCTAACCCTTTACCATATATCATAGAAGATACAGCATTTATTATGGCATTGTTAGTTGGACTTCCATTATATCTGTCTATTAGATATTGAAAGTAGTTGTTGTCCTCTCCATAAGAAATCCAATCTCTATTACTAACTTCTTTTATTTTAGGACTTGTGTAAGTGCTTAAATTTACTATTCTTAAATCGTTCATATTATTATGTAATCGTTATCGTGAGAACCTGCTGTAGTATCAAATGTATATTCACCATCATTAATTGAATAATAGTCATTACTTGATTGATCTACAGTTTGGTCAGTACAAAATACTTTGTCTTTGTATATTATATTAGAAGATGTATCTAATAACTCTATGTCATAAGTTCTACCCTCTTTTAATATTGAATTTCCTGAAGATGTATATTCATTAGAAATACTTAGATAATTACCATCAACAGATGGAGTTACTGTAAAGCTAAATTCTTCATTTAATGAATCGTCTCTTACTTTTAAAGTAGTAGAAGAAGTAACATAACTTCTTGGTATAATCTTTATAGTTTGAGATGATGCACTTGTAGTAAGTTTCTTCATACTTATATATCGAAAAAAAAACTATATTTTGTGTTAAATGCAAAAAAAAAGAGGACATATAGTCCCCTTAATTTTCTAACTTAATAATTTATTATCCATTATTAGGAGTAGCAGGTGAAATCTTAGCTGCATTCACATTATCAGTTACATCAGTTGAATCTGCAAGGAATGCAGGAGCTGATACTTCTTGAGCTGTTAATGTTAAAGAGAATGACGAAGCATCTCCCATAGCTGCACCTGTTGTGAATGAGCCACCAGATACTTCACATCCGTGTTCTCTACCCATTAAAAAGAAATTACCATTATAGTCCTCTATTACGATTTGTGGACGTCCTAAAGCTATAATCTTTAATTCTTCTTGTGTTTTACTATCTAATAATTGTAATGAAATATTTAAAGTTGATTCAAAGAAAGTAGTACCGTTTTCTCTTGAGCTGTTTACTGCTGTCTCCATAGATGAACTACCTTTAAGGTCGTATTGAAAAAAGTCAGGAGTTCCTCCTATATCTACTTTTTCTGCATCTGTGGCATTATCAGTAACAGTAAGACCATAATCTGCAAAGTAAACTGTTTTAAGTCCACCGACAGAAGATTTACAAGGTATGTTTCTTCCTGTTGTTAATGTACAAGCCATATTATTATAATTTTTATAAGAAAGGGTAAGCAGGTTTAACCCACCTACCCTTCTATGTTAAACAATTTATTATGCTAATGTCAATAAAGATAGGTCACTTCCTATTCCATATTGTACACCTGCTGAGAATCTCATTACTACTCTTACGTTTTGAGAACCATCTAAGTCAGCCATATCTAATAACTTAACTTCGTTGTGGTCAGATAATAGACCTGTACCGAAGTAAATGTTAGATTTTTGTCCTGCAACAATGTGATTTGTTGGCATACCTGGAGCTAATACAACTTCGATTCCATCGAAAGAAAGTGCATTACCTTGATTGTACCATAAACCACCTCTATTATCAACACCTGAACCACCAACACCATTAGCAGCATATCCTCCTAATTGTCTGATGTATGATTGCCAAGCGATTGTTGGAACGTAGATTTTTAAATCTTCTTTTCCATATACTGCAGAAGGAAGTGAATCTACTACGTTTTCTAATAAACTGATAATGTTAGTTGAACTGAAAGCAGTTTCACCACCATTAGCTGCATCGTTAACGTCTCCGTCTGCTGCTGCTAATACTGTGATTCCATCAAACTCTCCTGCATTACCATTAACACCACCCCAAATGTTTTGCTCATTCTTTTCTGCTACCAATCCTGCAACGTGACCGATTAAGAAATCAGAAAACTTTGGAGGTAATTGATCATTCAGAGAACTAAATCCCATTGAGATCGCTTCCCAATCTGAGATAAAGTCTTGCTTACAAAGCTCAAGGTTTACTTGGAATTGCTCTGGTTGTAGAATACGTTCTGTTAACGTCACCGTTGCCGTGTCAGAAAAGTCACACGAAGCATCTTTTATTACGTTAGCATCTGTTGCTACTTTTTTGATTACATCTTTAAACTTTACGTTAGGTTTAATTTCGATGTTACCTTTTTCTAATGTAGGAGAACTTAATAGAGCAGCAGAAATATACTTCCCTGAAAACTCACCTGCATATGTACTTGTAATTGAAACTGTAGTTGCCATAATTTAATTTAATTTAATTTTTATTTGAAATTTGCTATTTTATTGAATACTATATCCTTTGTTGTTAAGTTTCTCTTTTGAGAATAAACAACTTTGTTTAATTCCTGCTTTGCTTCAGGAGAATGCTTAATAGGTTCAGAAGCAGGTTTAGATAATTCTTCTTTTAGTGCTTCATCTTCTTGACAAGCAAGTTCTGTCATTTTCTGTGACATTAATTCTTCTTCCTTGTGCATTTCTTCTTTCTTACCTTCTTTCATCAATTCTTTGATTTCTTCTACCATAGATTTGATTTCTTGAAGTTCTTGTTTAGTTGCGTATTTGTCTTCTTCATTTAGTTCTTCTTCAACTTGTTCTACTATTTCTTCTTCCACAACTTCTTCTTCTCC